TTCAATATAAAGCTAATAAAGAATTGTATAAAATGCATAATGATAATCTAAAAAAAATAATATTTAATTGTGCAGAAATAGATAAAGATGTAATAGAAAATATTAAATCAATTAAATCAAATAATACAAATTTAGATACTTATGTTGTATATGATGATTCTAAAACAATTGAGTATTTAAATTTAGATAGTAATATTGTTGGTATGGAAAAGACATCAAAATATTTAAATAAAACGCTAAAGAAAACTAAAAAAAATAAGTATTAGGCATATCCTTAAATAACATCACCAATTTATTTGACGATATACCCATTATTTACTTACTAGAACACTTAATCATCCCTTTTCGTAGATAGGCAACAATACTAAGCCGACCGGTTCCCTGCACTTCTGTATTACAATGCCATTCGTGGACGTCCATAGCTAGAAAATCCCCTTGCCGGACATCTACAGCTATTCCCCACCGTGGAAATCCTAGCAGACCGCCTGTAAATCCGGAACAATCTGGAAAGCCGGATTTGGCTTTCTCTAGAACTAGCAGGTTGCCGAATCCTTCTTCCAAATCACCTTTATCTTTATGACATGCAGTGCGCCAATCATAATTAAGAGTAATGGTACTATATGCTGTATTTGCAATTTGATATTGTGGTGTTTTATGGGCGCGGGCGAGTTGCACGGCGTGTCGGCTAGGAACTAGCCGTTTGAACCATTTATCCGCTTCTTGGATGAGTGGAACAGTATTAGCCCATTTGTCTACTTCATCTTTAGTAAATTGCGTAGTCCGGCAAAGTGGGTTGCCGTGGATATCCTGTCCGGCCTTTTTGGTTTTAATGGTTTTATTTGTTTTAATTTTAGAGTGGCTAGATTGTTTTATTCTAGATTGGCTAGATGGTATGGTATAAGCATTACGATCGGGTTTATCATAATATCCTGCGATATTACTCATTGCCATATTACCGATATTATCCTTAGTTTTGCGACCGGCACGGGTTTTATAGAAAACGCGAAAGGATTCGCGCTTAGTTATCTTACCGACATATTTAGGGAGTTTGCTAGAATGGAGTTTCCCAGCGGCTGCACCTCGATTATAATTCTTATGTTTGGCATGGGATTCTAATGCGTGGAATGCGGCTTGGCAAATGGATTGAGGAATTACACCTTTGCGGAATTTAAGGAGAAGTTGCCGGGTTCCATCTTTCGTGATACCGTATACATCTGCATTGGATGTGATAATCTGGCGATAATGAGATTCTGGAAAGTAGCACCCTTCTTTAGTGGATATCTTAGAATCATCGAGTATTGGATGGACTTCTAGAATATCCACTTTTGTTTGTGTCTGTGTCTTTGTCTGTGTCTTTGTCTGTGTCTTTGTCTGTGTCTTTGTCTTTGTCATTCCCTAACGGGTTTAGATTTCTGTTAAATTATTAGATTTTTATAAGATTCTAGAATGCATTCCATTTGTGTTTTTGTAAATAAATTTATTGAAAAACTCTATTATAAGTTCTAATTTTATTTTAAATATTATCCATCATTTGAGTGTATGAAAAATAATTTCTAATGTTATTTTATATATCTTTTAACCGCCTAAGATTTTGATAATTTGATAATCTTACAATCTTATAATGCTAGGAATAGAGCATTTGCCCTGTGTCAATTATGTTAATATAGGCATAATTATAAGAATTGTTGGAACTTTCATTATGTTTTATTTAATAGTAAAGTATTGTAATTATGATGTAGATAATAATAAAACTTTGGAAGAAAAGCAAAAAACTTTGGAAGAAAAACAAGAATATGGAAAAGGAAATTGGAAATATATTGCATTAGCAATTATTATATTTGTGCTTGATGAATTTGATACTAGGTGGCCTCTAGGGATGATGGTTAAACCAAAATGTCCTAAAACATTTCATTATCAAATTACTGATAAAATTAATGATTCCTTAACATATTTGGCAGCGTGGTATTATTTTAATCTAGATAATCTATTTCTATTCTTTGCATTATTTAGAATTATTGGCGTTGTTTTTTTTGCATTAACTAGAAATGCAACATATTTAATAACAATGCCTGATTTCAATAAAGAATACCTGGTTTACTTATTCTTTTTTGGAAGCAATATGAATTATTTATGGTTCTTTATAATACTGAAAATTGGATTTGAATACTATCATCATACAATTGTTAATAAAAGATATTACTAATTGGCAATTTTTAATTGTTGTAATTTGATTCTATCTAGCCTAATAGATTATTATTTTATGAATACCATTTTGTGTATGTTTTGGATAATACTTTTTTATCTAGCAATCTAGCGCGTTTTATTATTTCTTGTTTACTCTTATATTTATTATCCAAAATTTTATTAATAAACTCTTTAAGAATTGCATCTTCGGTAATATGTGCCGCTTCCCAATTTTGCTCTTCTAGACGACATTCAAAATCATTAAATAATTCTTCATATGTTGATTTGTGATTGGTATCATATTTATAACAATTTTTTTTTGTTCTGTTGCTAGAATGTTTTATATGGTTTTTAGTCTTTGTTTTAGTCTTAGTCTTAGTAATTCTTATAGTCATACTAGATATATTTATTAAATTATATCTAGAAAAAATATATCTAGCAAAAATATATTTAGAAAAAATAGATTCCATCAGCAATACCTAATATGAATATTGCGCGAATACATTCTTAAAGTGCCTATCCCAATAATTGTATTCTTCCATAGCACAAGACGATCTCCAATTTTCTAAATGAATTTGATTGTATGGTAGATTTGCAGTGAGCTTTCTAGAATAATATGAATCTAGCAGAATGTTTTCATTAGTGGCTTCTTGATTATTAGTGGCTTCTTGATTATTAGTGGCTTTTTGATTATTAGTATATTCTTGGTTAAATGTTTCATCATTCATCAAATCATATTCATTCTCTATAGTAGATTCTGTTAGAATAGATGATATATCTATCTGCATATTCTTATTCTTATTCTTCTTATTCTTATTCTTTTTTTTCTTATTCTTATTTTTATTATTCTTATTCTTTTCACTAGGGTTGGTACCAGTTTTTTCATAAAAGTATTCCATAAATTCTTCAATAAAGTAATCCGTTGAAATAGGATTATAATGATTACTTTCTTCATTATTTTCTGCTGCATCTTCAGCTATCATCAAGTGCCGAAAATCATTAATCATTTCCACGATACGAAATTCTTTTTCTATTTCAGTGGCTTCGGGAAATTGGCGTGCTAGATACTTATCAATCGCTTTCTGAAATACTTGATATTCAGCTGCGGATAGGTCTTCTTGTAAATAATACTTATAACTGCTACCTAATTCTATTAGGGTGCGTACCACGCCGAACTTTTCATAATGAAATGCACGGATAATAGGCCGATGATTGCGAACAGTAATATTACACCCCCATTCTTTCATCATTATACGGATATCAGCAGGTTTATATTTTTGAATAGCTAGACGTAATGCGAGACCTTCAAATGCATCTATATTGATAAAAGCCTTGAATTTTTCATAGATGAATTGGATATCCGGAAATTTAGAATTTTTAACAAGTAAGATAAATGCAACATTAAGTAGGTGTGTGGCATTTTCATTAAGTTTATCAGGTATGGCACCTTTTACTAAATAGATAAATACATTAGCAAATCCGTGCGCTAGTTTACTTACTTTTTTACACATTTGGATATTGACTTCCACTAATTTAATGACTTGGGAACAAGTTTCGCAATGTTCACAACCTTTGACCCGTTCTTTGAGATCAAGAATCATACATATAAACATTGATCGCAAGTCTTCAAATTCTTTAACACTTTCTAGATATTCTCGGAATGAATCCGTACGTAATACGCCTTCCACATCATCTTTAATAAGAGCAACATTCTTACCTAGCATAACATTACCATCCGGAAATGAATTACATCCTCCCGCATCATTCTCGGATGCAGAATCACTATCCCATATTTCCGCGGCATTGTCCCTGACATTGTCCTTTGTGTTATCTTCGAATGTGTTTTTCTTTACTATATCATTCTTATTATCATTTTTATTATTAGTATCAATCATATTTCATTGGGTTCTCTATGGTAATAGTAATTGTATAATTATAATTATAATAGTAATGTGTATTTTAAGTGGTTTTATTTTCAATTTTTTATGTAGTTCTTGAACGTGTGGAATATAATGCATTTTGCATATCTAGACCAATATATATATAAAATAGTAAAAAACCGATATCCAACTCTATCACCAGAAGAGATAGGTACCAAAATTCGCATTATATTCAAGCAATTAATTAATGGTATCCGTGATATAACTAGCACTCCCGAATTGGATACTAGAAATACACCTATGGGCTTCTTATTTCAACATCTAAAGCCCGATATTGTTCGATTAGTGGCTAATTGTAGCCCACCAGGGGAACGAGATATTCTTTCTAAATGTATGACATCTAGCTTAGATTGGAATATTAGGTTATTTAAGAATTTAGTCGCACTAAATGCAAAAGATGTAATAATTTGGTATTTTCTACAAATTCCTTATTATATCGAGAATTATAAAGAACAGGAACATATCCGGGGGTTATATATACAGCTACTTGATTATTTTCTTTCTAGCTGGCCTGCTAATTATACTATTACAGAAGAAGAATTCTTATTTGCTAGTAATGAAACTTGTATGCCCTATGCAGTCGCATACCAAAACAGCAATAATACTGAGTTGCTAGCTAAATATCATCAATTGATTAGGAAGATTGCACCGTGGGTAAATTATTACAGCCCTCGGATAGCAGAGGCAATCTTGAAAAGTAGAGTTGATAAACCACCTATACTTCCAGATAAGAAAAGAATAAAAAAACGAATATGCTTCATAACAGATTCCTTTGCAACAGATTCTAGCGTATTGCGAGACCGCATTGGCATTATTGGTAAGTTAGATAGGGAGAGATTTGATGTATATATTGCGGGATTTGTACCGGTAGCAGCATATCGGGGTATCTTGGCGGATGTATTTATTAAAAAGTATAAGGCGGTATATATCCATCTAGGAACATCTCTAGCGGCAGCTAGAAGACATTTAGAAGCACTTGAATTGGATATTATAATTTATCCGGATTTAGGTATGAAAGTGCTACCTACTTTGCTTGCCTATTCTCGGCTTGCAAAAGTACAGATAACCACGTGGGGGCATTCAGAAACTAGCGGGATAGATACAATTGATTACTATGTCTCTAGCCAGTGGTTCGAATCTAATTCATTAGAACTAGAACTACAAAAAGGATATACTGAGAAATTGATTTTATTTAAATCGCTAGGAACATATTACTTTTCACCCCATACTATTTTCATTAATAATAATGCAGCTTTGAATTTGAATATGAATCTAACACATCCATATAAATTCAAAACACGGGTTGAATTAGGCTTTCCAGAGGACTCGCATTTGTATTGTTGTCTGCAAACTTTTTATAAAATATCACCGGAATTTGAAACTACATTAGCAAGAATTCTACAGCTAGATAGAGACGGTATCCTGTTGCTTTCCAATGGATTTCCATATTGTCGAAGTCATCTAGCCCGGTTGTATAAGGCTATTGGTTATGATAATATAGGGCGTGTTAAGTGGATACCTGCAGTTGATAAAACAGCTTTTTTGAATCTAGTTGCTATCAGTCATGTCTGCCTAGATCCATTTCCATTTGGTGGTTGTAATACCACATTTGAAGCTTTTGATTATAATATACCAGTTATTACCTTGCCTAGCGAGCGATTGCACGGTCGTTTTACCTATGGATTATATCGAAAAATGGATATGGCGGATAGCGAGTGTATAGTGAGGTCTGCAGAAGACTATGCACAGATTGCAGCCCGGATAGCAATCAATGATAAATTGCGACATAAGATACAACGGGCAATAGAAATGGGAAAATCACGGATATTTCAAGAAAGGGATAGTGTGGATGAATGGAATGAGTTTTTAGAAGGTTTAGGATAAATCTAAATTTCATTATTGTATCCTTTAACTGCCTAAGATTTTATGTAAAATATTCCATAGAATCACTGGCACCACCTACAAATTTTCCTTTATCAAATACGATAGGAACTGTAGACTGACCTTTTATCTCGGAACCTAGAATTTTTAGCAAAGCATCTTTTCCAAAGAGGGTGCTAGGTTCACTATCTACTTCTACAAATATATATTTTCGTTTTTTCTTTTCTAGCAGATTAAAAGTCTTTTGGCAATAAGGACAGGTTAGGCGGCCATAGACTACTACATATTCTCGAAAATGGGTATGTGGCATTTCTTTGGGGCTGGCTTTGTATTTAAGAATGCGGGATTTCCCTTTTGGATTGCTAGATTCATCTGATAAGTAGTATGTATCTGCATCTGGACGATATATTAATGTTTTCATCTTATTTATTATCTACTTTGTTTTTTGGGATTGCTAGGATTGCTAGGATTGCTAGGATTGCTAGGATTGCTAGGATTGCTAGGATTGCTAGGATTGCTAGGATTACTTTATTCTAAAATTAGATTTATTTCTAGTTTTATATTAGACTTGACACACCATCCCCCGCTATGGAAACCACATTTATTTCTGGCTTATTATTTGTATCCTTACTAGCTATTCTAGGATTATATTTATATCAGGAAACACAGTCGCTACATTCTAGCAAATCTATTAATTCTAAAAATGGAAAACACACCAGTGGAGAAGCCTTTTTACCTATTATATTTGATACTTGCCCTCGAGCCCGGAAGAATGGAATGCCAGTTCACCGTGTTGGTCCAGTTCATAATTTCCATCAGCATTTTAACAAGTATTCGCCTCTGATAACTTGTTCTAAAGGAGCTGCTAGCATTCCTGAAGTAGAAACTAATTGCACTACATCCAATCCTACAGGTATCCCGGAATTAGGCTGGCGCAATTGGTATTTATCACAATACTCTCATAATCAAGTACCGCCACAAGACCCTTTTGCAGGTACTAGTATTCGTAATTTTCTAGATAATATGGAAAATGTTGATAACATATATCGCAAATGCTTGTAAACCCTTGCAGATGAATTTCTAATTATCTTAATAGAAGCTTAATATAAACTAGCAACTAGAAACTAGAAAATAAAAACTAGAAACTAGAAACTAGCAACTAGAAACTAGAAACCAAATATGAATTCTAACGTAGAACATATATTCCTAACTTTTTTAATTCTTATTCTAGCTATTGGAATATGTTATTGGATTAAAACCGCTAGAGAAGGATTTGATGATAGTTCCAATACTGATTCTACCAGAACAACAATACCCCAAACCACTACTTCACAAAGTATCGTACCTAGTGGAACAAATCCTATAGCATTATCGGCTGCTATCAATAATCAATTATCTGGTGTAGTAGATTCCACTACGCGGGATACTCTACAAACACAACTAACTAATCTTCAAGCCCTACTAAATAGATACGCGACTCTAGATACACCTATTATTATGAATGATGATGGGAATGTGTGTGCTATGTGGGGTGATTATTCAAATGGTCGATATCGACAACAACAAAACCAATGCCTAGCGCTAGATACTAGCAATATATTGAAATGTCTAAATGCTACAGGAACACCTAGCACTTGTAATAATATTATGGCCGATGGATATATAACTAGCAAAAGCAATATTAATTACCAACCTATGCTAGATAGTGCCGCGAGTACTGTTATAAATGCAATACCTAGCATCACCGAGCAAATTAATAATATGAATCAAAATGCCAATACAATAATAACATCTCTCTCTGACCGTGGTAGCATTCAATTACAACAACAAGATATTATACAAAATAATAATGAAAATATGGTATATAAGAATAAAATAATGGATGATAATAAAGAAAAATTAGCAAAAAAACAAAATGAAACTAATATCAATCAAAACAATTTCTCTAGCTTCATGAACCAAATTACTAATGCAGATTCAAGTGCAAACACATATTATAAAATAATAATTGGGTTGTTAATTGCAGTAGTGATAATGGGCTTATTAAATTTCCTATTTAGTAATATTCTAGCTTAATCCGATTTATACCTGTATTTATTCATTTTCAATGTTTTTGTTTTATTCTCTTCTCAAGTATTTTAGTCATTCCCCATCACTATTGTGTGCTCTGGCGTCATTGGCATCCATACTTTCAATAAGTTCTCCCGTTGTATTGAAAATGCGGAAACCATAATATTCCTTCTTCTTGCCACGAGGTTTGCCAATCATACGCTCCATTTGCTTCAAGAATGTCGCCTTTTGAGTCTTAAAATCACGACCCACGAACCCTTGAAATTCTGAATATAAAGTCGTTGCATCCACCTTGTAGCCTGGAACTTCTTCCAGTTTATCGTGAAAGAATTGCGTGTATGGACTTGCTTCTTCTTGGTAATTACGTGTAGCGGCTTTCATCTTTTCTGGCACTGGGAAACGGAATCCCGCATCCTTGAGAACTTTATATCTTTCAAATAGCAAATACAGGAAATACGGCGCCCAATCCTTATATAAATGTGCTTGGTCGCACCCTAGAAAATGATTTGGAAATTTCACAGAGTCATTGAGCTTATACATATCTTCATCCTTCAATATAAATTTTGCTTCACAAGGTACAATGAAAATCTTACGCCAAAAACCATCATCGGTAGATTCATTATTTGGAATATCATTACACTGTAAGAATAGCGCGTATTGCGGGATAAATTGGATTGGGTCTTTATTCAAGTGCCGGCAAGTTAAGGGGTCGCCACTCACCAATTCCTTAACTTTATCACTTTCAAATGGAATATTATTCTTTGGTTCCGTTAGTGAAACTATCTTCTTAGCCTTTAAGATGGCAATTGCAGGACTCGCGCTATTTGGGTCGCGTTTGGGCGTATTTAGAAGAGTATTATCAGCTGCTAGGTAATAATCACCAAAGGCTTCTTTAATGAGCTTGAAGAATTGAGATTTACCATTGGCACCAGAACCAGTGAATATGTGGAACCGCTCACCTAGGAGCCCTAGACTTCCTGATAATTTACAGGCCATTACATTCATCACATAATTTTGTACCTCATCATCTGGAAATATCTTATCTAGCCACTCTTGAATTGCACACATATAATCTTGTGCGTCCACCGTATCTATCTCCTTTGGAAAATCAATATTGCTAGAAAGTGTCATCATATCACTTGGTTGACCATCCCGGAAAATACAAAAGTCCAAATCTAGAACACCATTATTACATACAAATACATTGTTATTGATATCTAGCTTCTTATAGAAATCCTCATCATAACATTTTTGGCTTAAATCCTCAATAATGGTTTTCTTATTAGATAGTTTATCTATGAATTGTATAATTGCACTGCATTTTTCGTGTTGAAGGCGAGTATAAATCTTATCTTTTTGTTCATCTGCTAGGCGCTCCGTATTTACCACTTGGGCACGGTTATCCCGAATCAATCTTTGATATGATTCTTCACTTTGCATATCATCATCACTACCATCACCCCCACCATTACGCGAATTGCGACTTTTAGTTTGTTCATTCTCAGCACGTTGATTTGCTATCATCTTTTCTTTCAAATCAATATGAATATCAGTCAATTCTTTTTTAATTGTATCCGATAACAGAAGATAAATCTTATTAGCAGCTTTATCTTCTGTCCATTTGTGCTTATCAAACTTATAATATACAGATGACGCACCACCCGGAAGAGCACATGCAACATTAAATGATGCATAATCCTTAATATAACAATTGATATATTGAGTAATTGTACTAATACTGAGATTTTTGACATAGATATCTTTCTCATCCATATGTGCTTGAAGCCATCGTTGGAAGAAATGTTTCTTATTGATATCAATAATTTGTTTGAATTTTTCACGATTATCAATCTTTGCCATCTCCTTAATCTTATTGAAACCCATATTATACTTACTCGCCTTTGGAAATTCCTTATACCATTTCTTAATACAGGCGTCTTCATTATATTTTTCTGATTGGGTACTCCAAACACGCCATAAATCAAAATTGCGATAATCCATATTGAATAGGGAAAGACCAACTCGACACCAATCTTCATAATCATCATAACGTTTTCGTTTTAAACAATCGAGATATGGTTTTATTTCATCTTGGGTAAGCGCAGATGCACGGCGCAAATTACTTGTATCTTGCACATATAATTTCATCATTGCTTCATTATCTTTACCTACATACTTATTATTTTTATCATTTTTATACCGTGATATTTCACCATCAAATTCCATTGTGTAGGAAACATTATCCACCTTGCCAAAATTGGAAAATAGTTTAGTCCATTCTCGAAGCGGCTTATTATTCTCTATGAGATGCATATCATATCCATCTTCATTGGTATCATCCTTAATCACCTTATAAATGGTACTAACCTTATAATAATTACCATTATCATCAGGTTTGCCACAACCATAGATAAACCACGGATTAGGCCAAATAATACGTTTATCAATAACATCAGGTAAAGCAGTAAGATTACCTATCTCTAGAAGTAGCTCCTTCAATGTCTCATCCGCAAGTATCTTTTCTCGTAAATAATAAAGAGCAGTATTAGACATAACAATATCGGGAATTATAATATGAATTCCATCTTTAATTATTTTTTCTTGATGTACTATACGTGGTAATGCTTTTTCTTGGACGTATATCTTATATGTATCAGGAACCTCAATAATACCCATTAGATTCTCTACAATAGTATTTATCAATTGGGCTACTAAATCATCATTATAGCGCCGCTCTGGTTGTTTCTTTTGCTTTAATTCTTCTTCAGTAGCTTTAAAACGTAAGTCAACATCCACCTTTACCATATTATAAAATTCATTAGGCTTTTCTAGAAAATGCAATTCCGCTTTTGAAGTCTTTTCTAAATGTGAAATTAATTCATCTTGGAATTTAGGATAGAAATCATCAGGAATAAACCACTTACCAGAGCAACATTTCATACCAGGCTGCGACAATACATTATATTTATCAGTAGTAATTGTATATTTATCAATGAGTTTATGGATTGGAGTTTTTTGCATCCTAGAAGATTATTTCCTGGTTTTCTAATATCTGATTTTATATGATTTAATAATTATTTTTTATATTTTATTTTTTCAATTTTTCAATTTTTTATTTACTAAAACGTATAATACATTGATTAATGTATTTTTTACACTAAAAATAGATAAAACATAGATAAAACATAGATAAAACATAGATA